AGCAAAAGATTCTTGAGAAAGTATCTGGTAACTTAGGTGTACTTGATGAAGCATTCTGTGCTAACCTTGCTAACTGGTCTGACATTATTCGCAGAACATTTAAAGATGGTGGTATCGATGAGGTTATTTCAACTCGTAGATTGGTACACATCATTCGTGCTTTTGCTATCTGGCAGGATCGTTTGAAAGCAATTAAGTTATGTGTTAATCGTTTCGATGATGAAACAAAGCAGTCATTCTTAGATTTGTATGATAAGATTGATGCAGACATTCAAGTCGATCCAGATGTATCAGATCTTTAATTACATAACTGCGTTCTTTTCTGTGGTGGTTGTGAACTGTGTTCATCCAGTCAATTGGGAGAATTGTTCACAACCATTAGACGAATGGTTCTATCCAGAAATAGCACGTGGTATTGAGATTCTAAAAAATCCAGACACATTGTACAAAACCGAAAGGGATTATCTAAATGATTAAATCAGGAGATTGTAAGTTTATTGGTAGTGTCATCTCCCTTAAGGGTGGTGCCACTGCCAGAGTACTCAACGTTCGTGAGGATAAGATTTCTATTTTAAATCTTGACGGTTCTCACAAAGAGTGCTATTATGAAGAGATTCAGTATGTATGGACACCTTGATGAAATATAATGAAGATGAACTCCTCAAGGAGATTCACGATTATATTAGCAGTACCTATAGGGGTCATTACTCCGCAGGTAACGTGCAAACCCTTGACCTCATTGATTCGGTAGGAGATGCAGAAGCATTTTGCAGAAGCAATGTTCTCAAATATGCCTCACGTTATGATCGCAAAGGATCAGCACGTAAGGATATCATAAAGATCATTCACTATGGTCTATTACTCCTACACTTTAATGATAAGACTGCGAGAGCAGATTCTATGGCCAGTACCTCTACCACATTCACCGTTGATTATGACAAGTAAAGTAAAATTATCCCAAAACACAATAGATGTACTGGGAAACTATTGTTCAATCAATTCCAGTATTGTTTTTAGGAAAGGAAATGTTATCAGAACCATCAGTAACGCAGAGAACATCTTATCTAAGTATACCTGCGAGGAAAGCTTTCCAGATGACTTCGCTATATATGACCTTAGTCAGTTTCTGGTCGGTCTCGGTCTGTTTGACAGTCCTGAACTGGACTTCATGGGTAGGGATTTTGTCACTATTCGTGGCGGTCGTCAGTCAGCTAAGTATTATTTTAGTGACCCTGAGATTACGCTCAAGTCTGCTCCAGAGAAAAATGTAAAATTTCCTGGTGGTAATATCGAGTTTGATGTTACTAGTTCTGATCTCTCAAATCTTGGTAAAGCATCTAGGTGCTATGATCTTCCAGATCTAACCTTTGATACAACCAAAGGAAATATCAGACTCATTCTTAAAGACAAAGAGAATGATACTACCAACACATTCGAACAGAATGTTGATGGTACATTTGATCAGGAGTATTCTCTTAACATTAAGTATGAGAATGTTAGATTGGTTCTTGGAGACTATCGTGTGAAAGTATCTGACCAATTGATTTCTGAATGGTCTCACAAGAATCTTGACCTGACCTATTACATTGCACTAGAGCCTTGAGTTTAAAGTATCCTCACCTTAAAGATTACATTTTTAAAGTGAATCTTCTACCAGAGGATCTGTGTGATAATGTAATCAAGAGATTGGAGAAGAAAGATAGGTGGGAAGATCATGGTTGGTACGATGCTAAAGATCAATCTTCATATAGTAAAGGTGACTTTTCTACAGTAAAGAATGATAAGTGTCGTCAAAAGATCTTTCCATATATTAGAGACCTCTGTATACAATACAACAAAAAGTATTTTATTAAAGAGAATACCAATTCTGATATCTTTTGGTCAACTACAGGTGACATGAAGTTTAACAAATATAGTGTTGGTGAATCCATTGAACCACACCATGATCATATCCATGATATGTTTGATGGTAAGATTCGTGGTATCCCTACCACTAGTTTGATTGGTGTACTAAACGATGATTATGAAGGTGGAGAACTTCTATTCTGGAATGAGCATCGGGTAGATTTGAAGAAGGGTGATGTTGTAGCGTTCCCTTCTGTGTTTTTATTTCCACATGAAGTCACGACAGTGACTAGTGGTATACGTTATTCTTGGGTTACTTGGTGCGTTTAATGAACAAAGATTTTTTATGGGTCGAGAAGTATCGACCAAAAGTGATTGAAGATTGTATCTTACCTGACAGTATCAAGGAAGTATTCAAGGGGTTTGTTTCTCAAGGTGAGTTGCCTAACCTTTTACTTACTGGATCTGCTGGTGTTGGTAAGACTACCATTGCAAAAGCTTTATGTGATGAGATAGGAGCATCCTATATCATGATCAATGGATCTGATGAGGGTAGGTTCCTTGACACTGTGAGGAATAGAATCAGGCAGTTTGCTTCTACTGTCTCACTCACCTCTGGAGCGTCCCACAAGGTTGTTATTATAGATGAAGCAGACAACACAACCAACGATGTTCAACTCTCACTCAGAACTGCTGTGGAGGAGTTTCATAATAATTGTAGGTTCATATTTACTTGCAACTTTATCAATAAGATTATTGAACCCTTACACTCTAGGTGTACAGTGGTTGATTTTCGTGTAAAGAATGGACAGTCTGTAGTAGTACAGGGACAGTTCTTTGAAAGACTTAGAACTATATTAAAAAATGAAAAGGTTGAATTTGAAGACAAGGTTCTGGCGAAGCTTATTAAGCGTTATTATCCTGATTGGCGTAGGCTTATCAATGAGTGTCAACGGTATTCTTCTGCTGGATCCATTGACTCCGCTATTCTCGTTGATGTTGCTGACGTTAATTTTGATCATCTTCTTTCAGCATTGAAACAGAAAGACTTCAAGACTGTGAAGACTTGGGTGGTACAGCATATGGATAATGATCCTAGTATGGTAATGCGTAAGATTTATGACAATCTATATGACGTATTAAAACCCAATTCGATCCCAGAAGCAGTGTTAGTTATCGCAAAGTACATGAGAGATATCTCCAATGTACCAGATCAAGAGATTAACATGCTTGCATGTCTGACTGAAATTATGATGACTTGCGAATTCCAATAAAGTGTGCTAAATTACTGTAGCAAGTGGAGTTTCCCCATGACTGAGTTAAAAAGACCCAATCCTTACAATGCCAAGAACACAAAAATCACTGAAGACACCACTGCGTTATCCAGGAGGGAAGAGCAGAGCAGTAGTAAAGTTACTCCAGTACCTCCCAGACCTTTCCCAGGTAAAAGAGTTTCGTGAACCATTTTTGGGTGGTGGATCAGTAGCTTTAGAAATTACAAAGAGGTATCCTAACTTAAAAACCATATGGGTCAATGATCTATATGAACCTCTTTATAATTTTTGGAGTGAGTTGCAACATAGTGGTCATCAATTACAGGGTGCTATCTTTGATAAGAAAGAGGAGCACCCTGATAGAGAGACTGCGAGAACTTTATTTAATGAATCCAAACAACATATTAATGACAAAGAAAAATCTAACTTTGATCGTGCCGTCGCTTTTTATATCGTTAATAAGTGTAGCTTCAGTGGCCTCACTGAGTCTTCATCATTTTCTCCACAAGCGTCAGAGTCCAACTTCTCCGTTGCAGGAATTGATCGCCTCCACGAGTATTCAGAACTTATCCAAGACTGGATCATTACGAATTTATCATACGAAAGACTGCTGACAGACGACTGGGACAATAGAGGAATCTTTACATACATGGACCCACCATATGATATCAAAGATAATCTGTATGGCAGAAAGGGTGGTATGCATAAGGGATTTGATCATGATGAGTTTGCTAAGAACTGTGACAGATACACAGCACCTATGCTGATCTCTTACAATTCTGATCAAATTGTTAAGGATCGTTTCAAGGAGTGGACAGTTGCTGAATTTGCACACACTTACACCATGCGGTCCGTGGGGTGCTATAATAAAGATCAAGCAACGAGGAAGGAACTAGTCCTATTAAATTATGAAATGTGAAGTGAAACTCTATGTTGCTGGCAGAGTCTATAGTGAGTTTGTCGAAGCACGTAACTACCAAGAAGCAAAGGAAGTTGCTAAAGTACGCAACCCACATGCTAAGGTAATGTCTGTTAATGCTGTATTCAAATGAGCAAAACTAATTTACAAGAGAAAATTGAGGTCGCTGAGAAGCGTATAGCAGAATTGCGTTTGTTAATTGATGCATGGAAATTACAGGCTGACTGGCGTGAGGACAAAAAATAATGTATCAACTGAAAGATTATCTGTATTCCATCAATCAATCTAAAAAGAATTTGATGGATGGAGATCCTGATGCCGTTAAAAAATACTCACCCTATGTTGTTAATCGGTGTCTATCATCTTTCACAGATGCTATTCTGTATGTCAATGAAATGAATAAGTCTTCTCATCTTCCTAAGAAGATGCAGTATGACTTTTACATAAATAGTTTGAAGCCTAGAAAGCGTTTTTCGCCATGGGCACGAAAAGATTCTATTGATTATCTTGACGTAGTTAAAGAGTATTATGGTTATAATGATGATAAAGCTCTCCAAGCACTCAGAATTCTCACAAAGGATCAACTTGAACATATTAAATATTCATTGAGAAAGGGTGGGAACAATGAGCGTCGAAACTGAGATCCAGTGGAAACAATCAGACATGATTGAAGTCATGCTGAGTGAACCAGATGATTTTTTAAAAGTTAGAGAGACACTTACTAGGATAGGAGTAGCATCTCGTAAAGAAAAAAAGATTTATCAATCTTGCCACATTCTTCATAAGCAAGGGAAGTATTACATAGTTCATTTTAAGGAACTGTTTGCTCTTGATGGGAAGAAGACTAATTTATCAACAAATGATGTACAACGTCGTAATAGAATTGTGCAGTTACTATCTGATTGGGGATTGATTAAGATTGTTGACAGTGATTCTGTATCAGACTTAGCACCTCTTAATCAAATTAAAGTCTTGGCATTCAAAGAAAAGGGTGACTGGACACTTGAAAGCAAGTATAATATTGGTAGGAAGAAGACAGAAACTACATGATTTATGGTGATAGTATTAATGATCTTGTTATAAAAAAAGTAGAAGGCAAATTACATAGATGGAAAACGTGGGAACCAAAGACACCATTTGCACCTAATGTAGATGCACATGTTTTTTGTGATGAGTATCCAGAGATACTTGCTAAGGAAATAAATTTAATAGCAAGTCAGGCTCGTTTGGGTCAGGTATCAGAAGCAAAATTTTTAACTGGTGCTGATTATAAATCTTTGTGGACCAAGTATAATGTTTTTGCTTGGGAACAAGTAGTATTCAAAGTAATCAGAGATTTAATATACGATAGTTATGTTGAGTATTGTGAAACTCTTCACGTAGAAGTCTTAGACAGAAAAGATATTTGGGTCAGGGGATGGTTTGCTAGATTAGAACATGGAGAGAGTATTGGAATGCACTCCCATGCTATACATGAGAATGCATTTGTTAGTGGTAACATGGCATTGAATACACTTATACCACCCACAACTACAGATTATTGGATACCATTGTTTAGTTTATATCATGGATATTTCAAGGTAACTAACAAACCAGGTGCTATTACATTATTTCCTTCATGGTTACAGCATAGGGTTGATTCAAATCCTAGTGTGAAGGTTCGGTATACCCTAGCTTTCGATCTTTTTAACGAATACAACTTCAAATATATCAGGAAAACCGAAACAACTGATACGGATCTTGCGAAAATAATCCTGTTGTCAACTAAGCTATAGTGTGATTAAATAGTAGTGTCGCCGCAAGGGACACAAAACACACTCGCTTAATAAGGAGAACTATCATGGGTAACCTACAAAGGTATACTGCTGGAGATATGCCAGCACTACTAGAAAGAATAAACAAGAACTCTATCGGGATGGATGACTTCCTCGATGGATTTTTTAATGTGCATGAAACAACATCTAATTATCCACCATACAATTTGATTCATGTAAACAATGTGGAGTCTCGTCTGGAGATTGCACTTGCTGGATTCAAGAAGAAAGAGGTTGCGGTTTACACAGAGTATGGTAAACTGTTTGTTGAAGGTCAGAAGGAAGATAAAGAAACTGACACAACCTACACCCATAAGGGACTAGCACAGAGATCCTTTACAAGGTCTTGGACTATCTCTGATGATGTTGAGATCAAGTCAGTTGTCTTCGAAGATGGTCTTCTCACTGTGAGTCTAGGTAAGATCGTTCCTGAGCATCATGCTAGGAAAGATTGGCTTTGACTTGACAAGTGGTTAAATACCATGTATACTAATAAAACCGTAGACAATAAACTATGACGGATTCCGCTGCTGGTGCAGCATCAGCACCAATTCAACACAATATTAGAATCGTTACACTAGCGTCAGGAGAGAACGTTATCTGCAACTTCTCTCAGGTTCGTGAGGATGATAAGTTTGTAGCATATCAAATGTTATATCCTTTGATCACAGAGCTTGAGGTAGAGGGTGTGGAAGGTACTCCTGAAGCTACGTATCGTGTGAACTATCGTCGTTGGAATGTCTTCACACCTTATGAAGATTTTAGATTAAATCCACAACATGTGGTCACTGCCATGCCTCCAAATAATGAGATCATGACAAATTATGTACAAAAGTTGAAGGAAGCTGGAGTTGATCTAAGTTTCTTACCTAATAATGGAGAGGACATTTTAAATGGAGGAGCAGGAACAACAGGAGAATCGAGTACAGCTGCTGCTACTGAAGGACCAGTGGCTAGTAGCACGAGTTGAGGAACTCGGTGGTGTAGAGTTTGGTGACCCAGACTGTGTACTATATCATGCTAAACAAGTGAAGGAAGATGGCGAATTGACACCTTGGCCTCCTCATTCTGAGGAGTCTGAGGTTGTTATTAGGTCATCTGATATATTAGTTTTAGTTAATCCAAGTAAGAAAACTCTTGCTCGTTATATTGAGACCGAATGAAGTTCTACACCAACGTTGAACAAGCTGGCAATAGTTTGCTAGTTCGTGGTTATGATGCAGGTAGTGCATTCTCATACAGGGTGAAATATAATCCCACCCTGTATGTGCCTACCAAAAATTATTCTGAATGGAAAACTCTTGAGGGTGACTGTGTAGAACCACTTCCTATGGGTTCTATTAAGTCTGCCAAAGAGTTTGTTAAAGAATATAAAGAAGTACCAGATTTTGATATCTATGGTAACACTAGGTATCTGTATCAATATATTCTCGGAGAACATCCAGAGGATCAGATTCAGTTTGATACTTCGAAGATTCGTATATTTAACATTGACATTGAAACTGCTGCTGAGAATGGGTTTCCCGATATCGAATCAGCAGATCAAGAAATCTTAGCGATCAGTATTAAGGACTCTTACACTGGTCGCATTGTTGTCTTTGGTGCAAGACCATTTGACAACAGTGACCCTGAAGTTGATTACATGCACTTCAGGACTGAAGAGTCTATGATGTCTGCTTTCTTACAGTACTGGAATGAAAATTGTCCTGACGTTATTACGGGTTGGAACGTACAGTTGTTTGATATTCCCTATATCGCTAACCGTATTAGTAGGATACTCGGTGAGAAGTATACTAAGAGTCTTAGCCCATGGAAACTTGTATCTTCTCGTGAAATTTACATCAGGGGCAGAAGACAAATCGCTTACGATTTACCAGGAATTGCTACTCTGGATTATCTCGAACTGTACAGGAAATTTACTTACACAAACCAAGAAAGCTATAGGTTGGATCACATCTGTATGGTTGAACTTGGAGCGAGAAAGTTAGATCACTCTGAGTTTGATACATTCAAAGAGTTCTATGAGAAGGACTGGCAGAAGTTTATTGAGTACAACATCCATGACGTTAAGTTGGTAGATCAACTTGATGATAAGATGAAACTACTTGACCTTGCATTCACTATGGCATATGATGCTAAGGTGAACTATGAGGATGTATTCTCACAGGTTAGAATGTGGGACAACTACATTTACTGCGAGTTAAATAAAAGGAAGATTGCTATTCCGCCTAAGAAAGAGAGTGCAGTTAAATCAGAACAATATGCGGGGGCGTATGTCAAAGAACCGAAACCAGGAGGCTATGATTGGGTGGTCAATTTTGACCTTAATAGCTTGTACCCTCATCTTATTATGCAGTACAATATCTCACCAGAGACCCTCAGGGAGACTAGACATCCCAGCACGAGCGTTGAACGGATTCTAAACAAAGATGTTGAGATTGATGGCGAGTATGCTGTATGTGCTAATGGAGCACAGTACAGGAAGGATGTGCAGGGATTCCTGCCCTTGATGATGCAGAAGATGTATGACTCTAGGGTCATATTCAAGAAGAAGATGATCAAGGCTAAGAAGGAATATGAAAAGACACCAACTGTTAAGATTAAGAACGAGATTGCCAGATGTAATAACATCCAGATGGCTAAGAAGATATCTCTTAACAGTGCTTATGGTGCTATTGGTAACGAGCACTTCAGATATTATCGTCTCGCAAACGCAGAAGCAATCACCTTATCAGGACAAGTCTCTATCAGGTGGATAGAGAACAAGATGAATAGTTATCTAAATAAACTACTCTCTACAGATAAGGTTGATTACGTAATTGCATCTGACACTGACTCAATATATCTTAATCTCGGACCTGTTGTTGATAAATTTTTTGGTAATAAGTCTGACGATAAGGTTCGGATCGTGGAACTACTTGATAAGGTCTGCAAGGATCGGTTGGAACCGTTCATTGATGCCTCGTACCAGGAGCTTGCGACGTATGTTTCGGCGTATGATCAAAAGATGATCATGAAGAGGGAGAACATTGCCGAACGTGGTATATGGACTGCCAAGAAGCGATACATACTTAACGTATGGGACTCTGAAGGAGTCAGATACAAAGAACCCAAGATGAAAATCATGGGTCTTGAGACCGCTAGGTCATCTACACCACAATTTTATAGGGACAAGTTATATGAAGCTTATAAGATCATTGTCAGCAAAACAAATGATGAACTTATCACTTTTATCAATGATGTCCGAACAGAGACCAGAAACAGACCCTACGAGGAAATCGCATTCCCAAGAGGAGTCAACGGCCTTGAAAAATATAAGCACAGAACTGACATCTATTGTAAAAGCACACCCATCCAGGTCAGAGGATCCCTCCTCTACAACTGGTACTTGAAAAAGCATACCATTGAGCATAAGCATCAAAGGATACAAGAGGGTGAGAAAATAAAATACATCTATCTTAAGATGCCCAATCCAATACATGAAGATGCTATCAGTTTCTTCTCTGAGATTCCACAGGAGTTTGGGGTAGATCCATTTATAGACTATTCACGACAATTTGATAAGGGTTTCTTGAAACCTTTGGAAAAGGTGCTAGACTGTGTGGGTTGGGAAATTAAAAAAACAATAAAACTAGGAGCTTTTTTTGAATGAGTAAAACAGTATGGACTGTCACGTATCAAGATGCTCAAGTTGAAGCACTCGATGCAGATCAGATTAAGGTTTTTGAGGAGCGTGATGCTGCAAGGTTTTATGCTCGACAATTATCAGAACAGTATGATTATGTTAACATGTACGAAAGTGAGGTAAGCAAATGGGGTTCCTAGATAGTGTAATAAAAGATAGCGGCAATGAGTTTGCAAGTAGGGTCAGTGACGGCGTGGCTGCAGGAGACACATCCAGCTTTGTTGATACTGGCTCCTATATTTTTAACGCTGTCGTTAGTGGTTCTCTATTCGGTGGTATCCCCTCTAACAAGGTCACCGCACTCGCAGGAGAATCTTCAACAGGAAAAACGTTTTTTGCCCTTAGCGTTGTACGTAACTTTCTTGATAACAATAGCAACGGTGGCGTTATTTACTTTGAGTCTGAGTCTGCTCTCTCTAAGGATATCATTGAGTCTAGAGGGATTGATTCCAAACGTATGGTCATCTTCCCTGTTGCTACGATAGAAGAGTTCAGGACTCAAGCAACTAGGATCGTTGACAAGTATATGAAAGAACCAAAGGAGGAGCGTCAACCATTGATGTTCGTTCTTGATTCTCTTGGCATGCTTAGTACATCAAAAGAGATGGAAGACATCTCTAATGATAAGCAGGTCAGGGACATGACCAAATCACAGTTGATCAAGGGTGCTTTTAGAGTACTGACCTTGAAACTAGGACAGGCATGTATTCCTATGCTTGTGACCAACCACACATATGATGTGATTGGGAGCTATGTGCCAATGAAAGAAATGGGCGGTGGGGCTGGACTAAAGTACGCTGCATCTACTATAATATACTTGTCCAAATCGAAAGAGAAGGATGGCACTGACGTGGTGGGTAACATCATTAAGTGTGAAGCAAAGAAATCACGATTCACTCAGGAGGGTTCCAAAGTTGCAACTAGATTATTTTTTGACGAACGTGGACTGGACAGGTACTATGGACTCCTTGAACTTGGAGAGAAGTATGGAGTATTCAAACGGGTGGGCAACCGTATCGCCGTGGGTGGTGGTAATGTTTATCCTAAGTCTATACTCAGTGATCCTGAAAAATACTTCACAGACGAAGTGATGGCAAAACTAGAGGAAGCAGCACGAACGGAGTATAGTTATGGCAACTGAAAGGATTGAGGAATCAATTTTACGTAACCTCATATTTACTGAGGAGTTCTATCGTAAGGTTGTTCCTTTCCTAAAGCCTGATTATTTTCAAGAACTTTCTGAAAGAGTTATCTTTGAGGAGATTGCTGACTTTGCAATTAAGTATGATAAACTACCTACTCAGGAAGTTATCATAATAAATTTACAAAATCGTACAGATTTAACTGAAGATACATTCAATCAATCTGCTGCTGTAATACGTGGACTCACTGATGAATGGGTAGATTTTGATTGGATGGTCGATGCCACAGAAAAGTGGTGCCAAGACCGTGCTATATATCTTGCGCTCATGCAATCGATCAAGATTGCTGACGGTGGAGACAAGAAACTGAGTAAGGATGCCATCCCCAGTATCCTTCAAGATGCTTTGGCTGTCTCGTTTGATGAACACATTGGACATGATTACATTGAACAATCTAAAGATAGATATGAATTCTACCACAGAACAGAGGAGAAAATACCCTTTGATCTGGAGAAGTTTAACTATATTACCAAAGGTGGTCTCCCTAATAAGACTCTCAACATCGCTCTTGCTGGTACAGGTGTCGGGAAAAGTTTATTCATGTGCCACATGGCTAGTGCCTGTCTCACATCGGGGATCAACGTTCTCTACATTACATGTGAAATGGCAGAGGAGAAGATTGCTGAACGAATTGACGCAAATCTTCTAAATTGTAACATCAAAGATATACCTGAGTTACCAGAGGTATTATACAATTCTAAAGTCCAAGAGATTGCTAGAAAGACACAGGGTAAACTTATCATTAAAGAATATCCTACTGCTTCAGCACATGCTGGACACTTCAAGGCACTGTTGTCAGATTTGGCACTGAAAAAAGATTTCAGACCACACATAATCTTTATAGACTACCTAAACATCTGTGCTTCTGCCAGATATAAGGGTGCTGTTGTTAACTCTTACACTTATGTTAAAGCGATTGCTGAAGAGCTTCGGGGTCTTGCTGTGGAGCATAACGTACCGATTGTCAGTGCTACTCAAACTACTCGTGCTGGTTATGGGTCTAGCGATCCTGACCTTACCGACACATCTGAGTCTTTCGGACTCCCTGCTACTGCTGACCTTATGTTCGCTCTCATATCTACTGAGGAATTGGAATCTCAAAACAGATTGTTAGTTAAACAACTTAAGAATCGTTATAATGATCCTACCTCAAATAAGAAATTCTTAATAGGTATTGACAGATCGAAGATGAGGCTGTATGATGTTGCAGAGGACACTTCTGTTCTTAATTCTGATTCAGAAGAAGAAGAGATGCCTCAATTTTCAGAAACAAAAAATAGATTATCTAAATTCGCTGAATGGAATGTTTAAATTATGACTAATCATGTTGACTTTGATAAGTACAGTCATTTCGTGGATGCTGTCACAAGCGATAGTAGTAAGGATTTTGTCTCTCTTGCTGACCGTCTGGGTCAACTTGACAGACAAGGTGCCAATATTGAACGTCTTACCACTGCTGGTGTTGGGCTTGCTGCTGAGTCTGGTGAATTCCTTGAGATCGTTAAGAAAATGGTATTCCAAGGCAAACCTTGGAATGACGACAACAGAGAGCATCTTATTATTGAGTTGGGTGACACTATGTGGTATGTGGCACAAGCTTGTATGGCTCTGGACGTATCTTTTGATGATGTTATCAGACGTAACGTCAGCAAGTTGGAGAAACGTTATCCAGGCGGTTCATTCTCTGTAGAAAAATCTGAAGTACGTTCAAAAGGAGATCGTTAATGCATCTAATTTTACCTATTATCTGTATCCTTCTTATCAGTTTAGCAATTGTTTATTCAGTAATACAACGTTATGACCCTCACTAAAACAGTAGAAGAATCTCTACGAGATGCTCAAGAAGATTTGCGTAATGCATTAGCATTTTCTGCAAGAAGTGAAAAACCTTATGTTTCTAAACATATCGCTAGCATGCTTGCAAATATAGACAACGTTATCGATTCAACAAAAATAATCGAAATGTTAGAGGAAGATTTCAAATCTAATGAGTGATGAATTTACCATAGATATCGATAAAGCATTAAAAAATGCTAAAGATAATGATCTAGCAGGATCATTTATTGATCGGTATCCTGATGGATTAGAATCTGTCCGTAAATCTGTTGATAACTGTGTCGCAATGGCAGGGTTAGATAAGAAAGTAATGGAAGATTTATTGAAGGGTGAATGGAGCGTATACGAAACATTAAATTCAGTGGGGAGATCATCTAAAATTATTAAAATTGAATATGATATCCAACAAAGAGATCAAGGATCATCTTAAGAAACTTAAGCAGATCAAGAGAGATCTTAAACGACATCCAACTGGTACACCTTTACGCAAGAGGGACAGAATCGATGTCAAACACAAACCTTCCTCTAAATAACAGGGGAAGGTTTTCTAATAGAAACATGGCCAACAAGATGGCATTTGCTGAGTATGGTGATATACGTGGTGGGCAAATGCGATTACAAGTTCTTATCGATATTATAGAAACTAGGAGAGCAGTTCAAGTACATGGTACTCCTGGTCCTACTGCTGTGATTACATGTGAGCAGAAAGTTTTGCAAGACATGAAGGATTGTGTTGCTGGTAGTCTTGTTTTTGCTGATCCTGTTGGTAGTGGAGATTCATTCTCTAAAAGGTATCAGAAATCAGGTAACGCTGGTAAAATATTAACAGCATTAAAAGTATCTGGTAACGAGACTAAAGAATATAAGATTTCACCTGCTGGTTTAATAAAAACAGCAGAGTTTGGTAGTAGTGGAGGGTCTGGATCTGGTTCAGAGAACACTGATTTGTTTGAGGGTGCTGCCTGTTGGGTTGGTGCTTTTAGATATAGTTTGAATCAAGCAATACAAGATGATTATAGGTGTACTTTAGCTGATTTTCAGAGTGTTGCTAGACATGTTGAAACTAAAGAAAGCATGGAGGATATTCATCAATACTTGATGGACAATCCTGACTGGATGCAGTCTAGTATTCGTACTGCTAATGCATTACATGATGACCCAAGGTATAGAAATACTAGTTTTCATTGGTATCATGGCAACGATTTTGTTAAAGCAATCAACGCACATTTTAAAGAGGTAAATGATAGAGAGGATAAACCTTTTGCTGACATTAACAAGTGGACTCCAGCAGATATATGGTTGTGTGACTGTGCTATATCATCACCTCTAACAACATTCGAAGAATACTTTGCTGGTTGGAATAATTTGTTAATGGAACTAGTAACTCAGAAGAAATTGATCGGTGTATCCTTGAAGAAAGTAACAGCAAATTCAGCAAGGATAGAAAGAACTAACATGGGTGAAGAAAGACCACGTAAAAATTTCATTTCTTGTGGTTCTAATAGTTTGTATGGTTCTATGGATACTTACTTTGATGGTAGTGGATTCAATATGCAGATGCGTGACACAAGTGGTAAAGGAAACACTTGGCAAGGTGAAATTCTAGGTGGATCTGCCTTCGGTGCTGGTGCTAAAGGTGGTAAAGTTGGTGGTGGTATACTAAATCGTATACTTGAGTCTGTATATGGTGAGGGTAATGGTTGTTTTAGAACCCATGATGTTGATAGTGCTAGAAGAGCAGCACATGGAAACAGTTTAGACAGAATGATTTTTGATCTTGCTACCAAAAACAAAGGTGCTGTACTGATGGGTGATAGAGGTAACCTTTATAAGCATAGAAACCCAAGTAGAAACAGAGTTACAGAAGAGATTGAACTTGATACGATTGCTAGTGCTGATGGTAGGAATGCACAACAGAAAATTCAGTGGAAATTCTCTAAATTTCTAGGATTGGAGGTAGTTGACATCGTAATTAATGGAACTTCTCAAGAAAGAAATGATGTATCTAGTAGACTGTATCAATATGCTGCATCTAGATCTGATAAGTCAGCACCATTCTTAAAGGTATCATCATAATGGCTAACATAAAACAACTAAAACACTTAGAACACCTTGAGGATGAGATGCTCAACTATGGAGTTGAGGGATGCAAGGCTGCTGTTGCTTTCCTACAGGAATTGAGGAAAATGCTTGGTTGTGACAACAGTACAGGATATATGCAGACCAAATGGGATGGTGCTCCTTCAGTAGTATGTGGTAAGGATCCAGCAAACGGACTGTTTTTCGTTGGAACTAAGTCTGTCTTCAATAAAACTGGTCCGAAGATATGTTACACAGAATCTGACGTAGACAAGTATGAATATACAGGAGACTTAGCAAACAAGTTGAAGATGTCTCTCAAATATTTCAGAAATATTGGTATAAAAGGTGTCATTCAGGGTGATTTGATGTTCACACCTGGTGATGTTAGGAAAGAAAAAGTACATGGTGAAAACTTACTCACTTTCAAACCTAATACTATCACCTATGCTATCCCAGTAGATCATCCAATAGGTAAAAAGGTATCTCAAGCACAAATTGGGGTAGTATTCCACACTCATTATATGGGTGAGAAAGATGGGTATAACTTGTCTACTATGACAGCGAAAGGTGGAGCAAACACAAAGTTCACTGAAGATACAAATGTTGTAGTAATCGATAATGATACTCCAATGGACAGAGTTGGGTTGAATCATGCTGAAGAGGTCAAGTTTGATAAGCATGTGTCAACCATTGAAAAATTATGTGGAGACTGTGGGTATTTCCTTGATGAATTGGTAACAAATACAGGTACGACAGGTGATGAAAAGTGGCATGTTGCATCATATTTGAAGCAGTTTTTCAACGCAGAGATAAAAGCAGCACGTTCCATTGGTAATGTCGATAATACTTTTGCTAGTCTTTATAATTTTTATTATGATAAGACTAAAAAGATGCTTGATGCTATAAAGACACCTGCTAATAGGATTGTTAAGTCGGATCTTGTATACAGTAGTCAAAATTATCTGAGAGCTAACCAATCTAAGTTTAAATCATTGCTTGGTCTCTATAAAGAGTTGCAAACAGTGAAGCAGATGGTTATAGATAAGTTGGATAAACTTGAAACCTTTAGAACTTTTGTGCAAACAGAGAAAGGATACAAGGTAACTGGTCCAGAGGGATACGTTATGCATAGAAATGGAGACATGATCAAGTTTGTGAATCGTCTTGAGTTTTCATACAATAACTTCACGGTAGCAAAGTCATGGCGTTAAAGTGTAACAAGTGCTACTTCACATTTGGTAGGTTTCAACCACCTACTACAGGTCATAAGGAGAATTTTGGAGCAGTAAAACGTATTGCTGGTGGTGAAGACTATCGCATCTATATTTCACACACTCATGACACCAAAGGTAGTAACCCATTGCCACGTGATAGAAAATTATTCTGGATGAACAAGATGTTTCCAGAGCATAGGGGTAGAATATTCAGTCTTACTAAGGCAGATCCAGTAGCATGCTTACAAGACATAATGATGGCAGGATATGATGAGGTTGTTTTTCTTGTAGGATCTGACAGGGTTGGAGCGATGCAGTGGGTGCATAAATATAATCATAAAGATTTTACTTTTCGTACTATCGAGATAAAATCTTCTGGAAGTAGAGATGCAGATGGTGATACATTTGCTATATCTGGTACAAAGATGAGACGAGCTGCATTTGCAGATGATTTCAAGACTTTTAAGCTAGGTATACCTACTCTAAGTGATAAAGATGTACTCACTTTAATGAGTGAGATTAAGTTAAATTTACCGACAACTTTCAAATGACAGAAAAGAAAGTACTGCAAGAAATTGCTAACGATGATTGGTTCGAACCCAGTTATAAGTACAATCCTCTAGATTCTATGCCAATTGCTACTGAGAATCCTAGACCAGAAGAGGACGCTTATGAACTCTGGAGGGGTGCCGATCCAGCAGAGTCATTGCATCAGAAAATGTACAATTTAGCAACAAAAAATGGTGGTTCTTGGTTAGGTGGATCTGAGAATCTACTATGAAAGATTTCAAGAAACTGAGAGAGCAGTCTATAAGGCAACAACATAGACATAATGAAGGATATTCTGTCGGTGACAGAGTAATGAATGCTATTTCAGGTGAGAAAGGAACCATCCACAGGACAGGTGTTAACTACGTTATCTGTGTTACTGAGGGTGGTGAGATGTTTCGTGCATGGGTAAAGGATATTCGTACTATAAATAGATCATAGAAAACTCTTCAATTTTAGACATGGAAAAGCAGAAGACAGTTAACAGTCTCGCACATAACGACGACTTTTCTAAGGCTCTCATGGAGTCTTATTCTCGTTGGTCTGGTGGTGACGGTTTCCAAAACACTTCGATTGCTGAGGAAGAAATTCCTACAGGACAGAAGCAGGGTGGTACTGCTTTTGCTACATTTGACACACCAATAGGGACAGTTCCTGCACCAGCATCTGATGCAGCAACATCTATTCCTACTATAGAGAAGCAGAAACCTGATGATGATTCATCAAAAGATCCTAAAGCAACATCTAATGGCGGTGAACCTGCTGTTGCACTGAAGGGTTCCATGACTATGGGACAAGGATCTATGTCAGGTGGTGTTCCACAAACTAATGGTCAAGCACTTGCTTACACCAATGTGGTTGCTAAAGAAGGTAAAGAGTGCTGTAAGAAGTGTGGTTCATATGAGCACACTACAGAAGCATGTAAAGCAACTAAGGAAGAGATTGAAAATTATCTTTGGGATGAGCATGCTAGAATCCTTACAGAACTTAGTGAGTTAACTAAGACAACATTTAAAGTAACAGGTGAGAAGTGGGAGACTGACGAAAAGCCTGTTATTGAAGAGCAACCTGCTGATACTCAAGTTATTGGTGCAGACGTTCCCGCTACTTTAAAGTCAGAAGAGTGGAACACTAAAGCCAAGGCTAAAGTTAAAAAGATTATGGGTTATACGAAATGAAGTCATACAGACAGTTTCTAGAGTATAGATTACCAGTTGGTGATACACTACCTGTTAACAAGAAAGGTAAAAAGAAAAGGAAAACTGTTGAAGTGATGCCAAAGGTTCCTGATGGACCTAGAGGTAACAATAACGACGCAGACAGAGACGATAGAAAGTAAGCTACATACTATAGTTACTTTTTTATAATGACATTATCAAAGGAAGTTGTCTTGGAGGCACTACGGTGCTGTCGAGATGTATATCCTCACGACCAAGACTTTTTGGTCAGTAGGAAGATTGCAGGACATACTATTCTTGCAGTAGAAGGAACAAAGGAAACTACAGACTGGGTAACCAATCTAAAGTTTCTTATTAAACGTGACGATTGTCACAGAGGATTCAAGAACAATGCCAAC